TAAGGGTTTAACCGTGTTTATGGGGTAAAAGGGTAAAAATTTCCGCCCACAATATATATATATTACTACTACTAAAATATTTTATTTTTAGGTAGAATTTTATTGTATTTTACCCTATAAGTAGCCCTAACCCCTTGATATATAAGGGTTTGAGGTGTGGGGTAAAAAATTTAAAAACATGATTTTACGGGGTAAAAGTGGCATTTTACGGGGTAAAAATGGTTTTTTATGGGGTAAAATTTAGTGCTTTTTGATAAAACCGCTTGTCTGACGTTTGCCAAAGTAGATTTTTTTCTGATATTTCCAACCGTCAAGATTGTTCATGTAAACCTTAATTTTACTTTTAATTTTGGAAACTGACTCGCTTTCATCATCAAATATTTCATAAATAACATCTTTAATATTCAAGCGGTCACGCTCTACAGTTCCTACCCATTCATTCCCTGCTTGTCGGTCATCATTGGTCTTGTAGGCTGTACCCGTTTCCTCTAAATCAGTATAATACTGTTTGCGATAATGCTTTTTGGTGGCAACGTCAAAAAAATCTTCTGGGATTTTGGTAGACAAATACCACTCCAATTTTTCAATAATATCATCTTGATATTTGTATTTCTCACGTTCTCGGGCTATTAGTTTACCCACTTCACTATTTTCATCATAGTAAAGTTTGCTGTTAGCCTCATAGGCTTTATAATAGTTTCCCCAAATATTTAACAAGTCTTGTGGGCTTATCTGGTTAACTTGCTTGTCCGTCTTTGGTAAAACCTCAACACCTAAAAAGCGCCTGTCGCCCGTTCGGTCTTTCAAATGTCCCGTATCGTTCGTTGTTCGTGTGAAAATAAAATCTACGGGTATAATCTCGGTTGCTTTGCCGTATGGTCTGCGTATTCTAATTTCTCTCATGGTGATAATCTGCTTTAGTTCATTAAATGATACTTTACTAGTGGCAACTAACTCATCATCATTTACCGCCCATAATTCAACCATTTTCAAAAGGTCGTCTTTTTCGGTGTAGGAACTAATTTCACCATAAAAGCCTTTGAAAATTTCACGCAAGAAAGTTGTTTTACCCGTTCCCTGCTTGCCAACCAAGTCAAGACAATAGTCAAACTGTATTCCTGCATGGTAAACCCTCGCAACTGCGCCCCTAAACATTAAATCAAAAACAATTCGGTTATATTGGTTATCTTCGATATTGATATACTTTTGAATAACCGTAAACGGGTCTACTGGTTCGGCGGTTGCTTTGGCTTTCTCTAAAAATATCTTGATAGGGTTATAGCTCTTGTTTAAAGCAATGATTTTCACAACGTTAGCTATATCATTTTCTTTATACTCCAACCCCCAATGTTCAGACAAATAAGCCCATAACTGCCTAATGGTATCATCGGACAACAGACCATGTTTGATAGTGATATAATCAGATAACTGTTGATTTCGGGTAACCTCTACATTTTTTGTAGCTTCGTTGTATTTAAACAGCTTATTTAACTTAATATCCTCCTCACGGAACAATAATAAGAGGTTGTTTCGGTTTTTGATAATTTTACCGTTCTCATCTCGCTTTAGTCGTCTACTGTTGATACTCGTAACATTGGCTTTAACGTCTGGCACTTTTTCATCAAGCTGATTTAAAAATTCGCTCATTCAGTCCCTCCTTAAAAATAGTGTTAATGGTGTTTAGAAAGCAGATATTAAGGTTATTTCTTTTGGTTAAGCTAGTGTACAACTGTGTTATTTGCTCGTATGAATAGCCGTTTAAGTAGAATAACTTAACAAAGGCTATGATTTCTTCCCTGCTCGCTATGCCGTACGCTATCCAATCAAACACAAGCCCTTGAATAGGCAATGGGCTTCCTGCTCTCTGCCTATTTAAGTATTCATGTTCTAACTCGTCTAACACGTCCGCTAGCTTGTCTTGTACGCTTGCTATCTGATAATCTCTAGCAACCTGCCAACCGTCCCCTAAATAGCTTTCTAGGTCGTCTGTATCTTGAACAGTCACCGTGATACCCTTATAGCTAAAAGGTATTAGGGCTATGTCTGGTGGTTGATAGTAGGTCATCATGACATGATTGTCTTTTGCTATGGTTCGTGTGGGATTGTCCTTTAGAAAGTTAAACAAAGGCAAAACCTGCTTATTAATTTGTAAATTGATTAATTGATACATTATTCATCTACCCCCAAGAATGCTAGTAAGTCGGTGATTTTGTAATAAACGGTCTTAGTATCGGCAATAGGAGGCGTGTAACGCTTTAGCCCTCTAGCTTCCCAACGTCTGATAGTCGGATAAGTGATTTCTAGTCGTTCGGTTGCCTCACGTTGCGAGATAATGCCTAACGGGTTCTCTAAGCCCTCATATCGTTCTAAATAAGTGCCTACCTTACCGAGAATACCACTAACTAATGCTTGCTCTGTTTCGTTGCTTAATAAATTGATTTCCATAACCTCATACCTCCAATTTCAAAATTTGTCGGATAACCCAATTAAAACTCTCTTGCTTGTTTAAATGCTTGAATTCTTCTAATTCCTCTGGTGTCGCTTGCTGTATTACACGTTCAGCAATGTTATGCAATTCTTTATCTGTCATGTTATGTCTCCTTAATTGTAATAATGCCCTTGTGATTGAATATAAGCCCCGTAACGCTCTCTCACATGGTCTGTGTGTGTTTCTTTGATTTCTTGTTTAACGTCCTCTGTGGGCTTGATTTTGGCTATTTCAATGCCGATTAGAATAAGAACAGCCATAATAAGCAACTGTGCCCAAATGGGTAAATTAATTTCTTGATAAATCATGATTTAAGCCCCTCTAATTCTTTCTCGTTATCGCATTCTAACAATGCAAAGGAAACGTCATTTAATAGCTTATTGATTTGTCGGTTTTGCTCATAAGTAGTTGATAAAAACTTTCTGGCTAGCCAATCAAATTTTATTTCATAGCTGTTTTGAATAACTTCTAAAACCTCAATGTTGTTGTTAGTCATTTCTAGTCTATTCATGATGACTGATAAGCTATCACCAAAGTTTTTTAATTGCTCTGCTGTTAAATAGATTTTTGTTTCTTGTTTCATGTTATTACCCCTTTTCTGCAATATAGCCCAATACCCAAGCATACAATAGTGCCAATGTTAAAAGTAAATATGCCATTTAGTTTGCTTCCTCTCTAATATCCCAAAACACCGTTAAAGAATTCTGTTAAGCTCTCTTTAGTGAATTCAAGGTCATAATAATCAAGATAGTTACTCGCAAGTAACACACGCAACAATTTGCCTTTGTATTTCTTACTTGTATCATCTAGTTTTAAGTTAAATGTTAAGTAGTAACCGTCAACGCTTGCGGGTGCTAAGTCCTCTACCTTGGTTACCTTAAGCATGTCAAAACACTCTTGTTCTCTTACAAAATTTGTTACAGTATCAAAATGATAAAATGTTGCCATTGCTATTTCTCCTTAAACCTTGATATAATGCTGTTTCTATGCTATAATGAATATATAAAAAGTATTGCTAAAACCCTTATAGCCTGCCTGCTGTAGTGTTTTAGTTTTATGTTATGTTAATTATTTCGTTCGGGTTTGAGTTCGTTCCTCAAGCCTTTTTTTGTTGCGTTTTATTTAGCTTGTCTTGCTGTAGATAGTATCAGCAACACTAATATTTAAACCGTATCTTTCTTTAACAAGCATTAGTTCAACTGTTTCATCTAACACTTGCTCTCTATCTCTTAGCATTGGTTGGGTCATCTCTGATTTTTTCACCATTTTAGGATAGCCATATTTATTTGAGATAGCTTTGTTAGCAATAGTGTTGGCTTTTATCATATCTTTAGGCTTTGCCTCTTTGTTTGCCTCTTGCAAACCGTTAGAAAGTAAAGTCATGGCATTCTTTTGGTGTTGCTTGTCTAGCATTCTAAAAGCTTGAAAGCCCTCTAAGCCAGATTGTTTGCGTAACTGTTTGATAATTTCAAACACCCATACTTTGAAAGCTTTAGCCTCGGGTTTACGACTAGAAAAGATAGTCTCATAAATACCAAACTCATTTACGATAAGCATTTCTTGCTTACGTCCTAAACTATCTAAGACGTGGTCGGTTAAAACAACCTCATCACTTAAACGCTCTTTAACATATTTAGGTTTTAACTCTAACGCTTTAGCAATGTCAGCCAATACCGCCCACCATTCGCCATTGTGTTCTACAAATCGGATACTGTGTCCGTTCCATTGTTCTAATTTTTCCATGTAATTCCTCCTATTCAGCATTTTCAAGGGCTTCTACCAATTCTTTAAGTAGTTCGCCATCTATTGAAAAACCAAAGCCCTCACGATTGCTGTTATAATCAAGGCGCTCTTTAATTTCTTTAAGTAGTTCAGTATTTTTTGTTTTAAATTCTGTAATATTCATCTGTTGTTTCTCCTTTAATATTTGTGGACTTTGGGATTTTTTATAAATCCTCAATAAGCCAATTTACGACACTTTCATAAATACGTTTTGGGGCGTTATAGTTGCCTTTTTCAATTTTTGTCAATGTTTGCCTAGCTATCCCAAGCTCAATACATAACGCTGTTTTTGTCAGCGCCATTTTTCCACGTTTTATTCGGACTTTTTCAGCCATACTTTTTGAAACAATCATTTTTTACCTCTCTTTCTTTATTCTCTTTTTGAGAACAAAAATATTCTAGCATTCTTTTTTTGAGAATGCAAGCCTTTTTTTATTCTTTTTTTGAGAATTTTTCTTTTGATTACTTCTCGGTTATGTTATACTTACCTTAAAAGCTGAGAGGAAATAGTATGTCTAAACAATTAAGACGTTTGAAAGAACTGAGACAAGAAAAAGGGATATCCCTAAGTAAACTTAGTAAAATATTGAAAGAGAAATATGATATTTCAGTCTCAACGAGTCAATTAATGTATTATGAAAAAGGGGAAAGAGAACCACGAAACAAGCAAGTATGGGAAAAGCTAGCTGATTATTTCAATGTTTCTGTTTCCTATTTACTGGGCTATTCTGATAAAAAAGAACCATATTATAGTGATGAAATACTTTTAGATAATGGTAGCGGTGGTGCAGTTTCACTGAGCGAAAAACGTGATAGCGATATTATTCAAAAATATAACGAACAACTCTTTAACAGTTTTGAAAAATTCTTGAATGATTTTAACTTTGTTATCAGTGATAGTGAGATAGAAAGTTTTGTCAAATTGCTAAGCTACTATAATGTGAATAACATGAGCCACCCGCTTTTTTTAGAAGCTTTAAAACGTCAAAATATCAACCAATCAAAAAAATTCCTAAAAGATAACGGGTACTCAAAACTTGGTGATAATTTCCAATCCACGAAAGCTTTTGATGATTTTAAAAAATCAATTGGTTATGACACCGACCACATTCTATAGAAAACAAACACGCCCCAACCGATAACGATTAGGGCGGATAATATATATTTGCTACCGTGCTATTTTGAATGGTTTTACACTATGATTTTCTATGATTTCTAACCTGCCCTAGATATTACATAGGTCAGCAATCTACTACTTTTTACTACATTCTTAAGCTTATATGCTCACATTTGCAACTATTCCAACATTTTTCTGATATGGAGTACCGTTTTGTTACGTCATATACTAGGATTTTCTCGTATTTTCTAGTAGTTTTGGTAAGGTTGAATTTTAAATCCAAGTATTTCTAACCTGCTATCACAATTTAGGACTACAGTTATCCCAACACTTTCCAACAAAAAAACTGGTTAAGACCTCAAAAAACCTCAAACTCTAAAACCTTTATAGCCTGCCTGCTGTAGTTAAAGAGGAGAGGTTACAAATGGCAAATATTAAGAAAATCACAAAGAAAAACGGTACTACGGTGTACCGTGAACAAGTCTATCTGGGTACTGATTGCATGACTGGCAAACAAGTTTATACAACTATTTCAGCACCTACTAAAAAAGAACTCAAACAAAAGCGTGAGTTCAAAATAAACGAATTTAAAGATAATGGATACACTCGCACTAAGAGTGTAACGGTTAAAAATTACCGTGAACTAAGTGAGTTATGGTTAGAAAATCACAAGTTAGAAGTAAGACCACAAAGTTACGAACAAACTGTAAGTAAATTAAACTTACACATACTACCTGTGTTAGGAGACATGAAAGTAGAAAAGATTACTTTGCCAATGGTTCAAAACTTTGTCAATAAATTGGCTAGTAGTGGAAGTCTTGGTCGTGGTTCTTTTAGGATTGTTCTATCTATAAACAAGCGTATCTTAAAATACGCTGTTAACTTACAATTGATTAGTGTAAATCCTGCCGATAATGTTATCGTACCAAAGATTAAGAAAGAAGAAAGTAAAAAGCAAGCAAAACACTTTGAGGATAACCAATTAAAACAATTTAAGGACTACATGAATAGCCTACCCGACACTTTCAAAAATTGCTACTATAATACTTTGTATAACACTTTACTAGCTTCTGGTTGCCGTATTGGGGAAGCGGTGGCGCTTGAATGGTCTGATATATATCTAGAAGACTTAGATAACGGCTATATTGACATTAACAAAACAGTTTCTTTTAGAAATATGAAAATAAATCCCCCTAAATCCAAAGCAGGAAAAAGAAAGGTTTCAATTGATAGAAATACTGTTTTAATGTTACGACTATACAAAGCACGTCAATATCAATGTTTTATGGAACATGGATATGGTGCTAAAATGGTTAATTACGTTTTTTCAAATGGTTTTAATGATTATCCTACTTTAAGCGGTTTGCAACGAATATTAACAAAACACTTGGAGGAAGCGGGGCTACCTCGCTTTACTTTCCACGCTTTCAGACACACACACGCTAGTTTATTGCTAAACGCTGGTATCAGTTATAAAGAACTACAACACCGCTTAGGACATGCAACTTTAGCCATGACCATGGATACTTATAGTCACTTATCAAAAGAGAAAGAAAAAGAGGCGGTAAGTTTCTTTGAAAAAGCTATGGCGAATCTATAGAATACATTAAATTGCATATTAAAAAATAGCATAACTTGCTATAAACGTTGATATAACAACGTTTTTTAATTCTAGTTTGTAAAACATCATGATTTAATACATCTAAAGTATTCGAGAAAATCAATAACTCATAGTACCCCCAGTATTCTACACTAAAGAGATAATCTGTTAAATATGTCAAATCATCCTTTGTATAGTAAGTTTCTCCTGATAAATCCTGTAGACGAATTTTCAATAAAATAATATTGATTTGATGAAATTTTTCTCGCCTATCTTCCAGTTCCATCTGAGAATAAAGTAATTTTTTCATACCTTCTACGTCACGTGTTGACACAAAATGACGTACTTTCGATAACAGTTCGTTTAACTCATCTCTATGAAAATCATGGACCGCATACATAAATTCATCTATTGGCATATTGATTTCATCTAAAATAAACATGAACTTTGAAATCGTTAAATCTGTTTCTCCTTTCTCAAATCGAGAGAGCTGAGACGTTGATATACCAGCCTTTGCGACGTCTTTTAATCGTAATCCTCTCGATTCTCGAAACTTTTTAAAAATTTCTCCAAATTTTTTCATACTACACCTCCATCACGCATATATGGGAATAATTTTCATTTGCTTTCATCATATCATACAATAAAGAAAAACAAAAGTGAGGATTATCACATGAAAAAGCAAATTTTACTAACACTTCTTCTTGTCGTATTTGAAGGCATTATCGTTATCGTCGTGGGATAAAGAGTCTGGGACAAAAGTCCTTTAGCTCCAAAAAGCAACGGCATAATGTACTGACCCCAAAAAGTTAGACAAATAATTTAAGTAAAGGATTTAGTTCTGTATTGTACAGGACTGAGTCCTTTTAGTTTTACCTTAATGCGTTTGTTGTTGTAATAATTAATATAGTCTTCAATTGCTTGTTCCAAATGCTCAATTGACTTAAACGTCTTCTCATAACCATAAAACATCTCAGACTTAAGAATGCCAAAGAAGGATTCCATCATGCCGTTGTCTGGACTATTGCCTTTACGTGACATGGATGGTTGGATTCCTTTCTCCTCTAAAAAATGATGATAGAAATCATGTTGATATTGCCATCCCTGGTCACTATGGAGAATTGTATTTTTGTAATGTTTCTCTGTAAAGGCTTGTTCTAACATAGCTTTCACTTGTATCAAGTTCGGTGACTTAGAAAGATTGTAGGCGATAATTTCACTATTGAAGCCATCTAAAATTGGCGACAAATAGAGTTTTTGGCTGCTTGCTGGAATGGCAAATTCTGTTACATCTGTGTAGCATTTTTCCAATGGTTTGGATGCTTCGAACTGGCGTTGGATGAGATTCTCTGCTTTCATACCAACCTCTCCTTGATATGAAGAATACTTACGTTTACGGCGAATTCTAGCGGTTAAACCAAGTACTTTCATAAGACGTTGAACTCTCTTATGATTAATCACAATTCCTCGATTTCTCAATTCAAGAGTCATTCGACGATAGCCGTAATTTCCTTTATGCTCAGTAAAAATGGCTTGAATTTCAGCTTTAATGTCATAATCCTTATCATTTTGATCCAGCTGTTTTAAGTGGTAATAATAGGTTGAACGAGCAAGCTTAATAATCTTTAGAAGCATATCTAAAGAAAACTCAGTTACCAATCCTCGGACAATTTCCGTTTTTCTTCTTGCTCTTTTTCTTCCCTCAATCGGAGTTCTCTCAACTTTTTAAGAACTGCATTCTCCGCTCTAAGGTACTCATTTTCTGCTTGAAGACGTTCCATTTCTTCCAGTTTTTTCTTTGGCTTACGTCCCATTTTAGATAACCTTCCTCTTGTTTTCTCAACAATAGTATACCCGTTTTTCTTATAGTGTGCGAGCCAGTTAGGAAGCGTCCCACGATTTGGGAGAGCATATTCAAGAGAAACTCTATCTTGAGAATAGCCTTTATATAGGACTTTATCAATCATTTCTTGTTTTAATTCAGGAGAGTAGTAACGATTCTTTCCTTTTTTAGCGATTTCTATTCCGTATCGATCAATCAATTTAATCATGTAGCTAAGATTAGAAATGTTTATCCCAAATTTATTTGAAAGCTGATCTAAGCTATATCCTTGGTTTCTAAGTTCATAGATTTGAACCTTATCTTCATAAGTCAATTTCATAATAAAAACACCCCGAAAGTTAGATTTTTTCTGTCTAACTTTTGGGGTGCAGTTCATAAAACCGTTGCTTTTTGCATGATTGTGATAGACTTGGTGAAATAGAATTGACCAAAAATCTTCTGAAATATAACAAGAGAGTGACTCGAATTTAAAAAGCTAGAGTTCCACAATTGGAAATCTCTAGCTTTTTTGTGACTGAGAACTTTTTGTCCCAGCCTCTACTTTCTACTGACTACTATCCTGCATGCCCTAAGTCGAGATAGAGAATATCTCGCTTAGTGGCATACTCTAGCGCATGTTCAACAGCCTCAAATAAATCTGAAGCTAGAAACCTTTTCGTAAAGACGGTTTCGTCTTTACGCTTAAATTTCGCAACATAACTATGTTTAGTCATTTTTTCTCCTTCTAATATTCATATTGTCCTTTAACACCACTATAGATCCAGTAAACTGCTTTATCATAAACTTGTTTAAAGGAGATACCTAATCGATTGGCTACATCAAGAATTGAAATTTGCTTACATTCCTCTATATTCATAAAATATCATCATTTTGTCGTAGTATTCGGCAATGATGGAACAGATGAGGATTCTTCTAAAGTTTTAGGAGTTGCCTTATCTAGATCATCTAACCCAGATTTCCAAACCTGTACTTGGTTGACCAATAACTTACCAGGTAGTTTCGAATAGTTCAAATTAACCGTTCTGGTTTCTGTTTGGTTTGTCTTTGATTGGTTGGCATTCTTTAAATCAGATACATAAGTTACATTATAAGAGACCATGGCAATGGCTTGATTCGTAGTCTGATTGACAAAGATATCTGCTTTTTCAAAATGATAATCCAAAATATAGTCCTTATACACTTGGTTCATGGCATCATTTTGACTTGTCAATTCTTGAGAATAGGCCGATTCAGTCATATAAGGTTGAATACGTGTATTATTTTCCCCTAGTTTTTCTTTCGTATAGTACTGTGTCAAAAATTCTTTTACAGTATCTGATGATAAAATACTTGCTTTATCTTCTGCTTGTTTGTCCTCTACAAGTTTAGCTGCAGCCAATTCGATTTCTTTTCGACTTTGTTTGGCAGTAGAATGTTGACCAATAGAATTAGCAGTAAGTTGTGGTGTTGATGAGGTGGATATACTAAAAAATGAGGAGGAAATTGATAATTACTTCACCTAGCTAAAAGTTCAACGAATTAGGGAGACATTAGGTAGCCTCATATTACCTTGATTAGTTTTTGCTATAACATTGTCAAATATGATGACAAAAAAATCCGTCCGCACTTTTTTACGAGTAGGACGAATTAAATATGTTATACAAACCATCAGCTTTTTAACAATTCTACATAAGGTAGTTGTTGATGCAACTACCTTTTTTCTATGCTGATTAGAACAAATTTGACATGGCTACAACTGCGATTATCTGATATAGAGTATTATATAAACTGATTCCTCCTACCCCTTATCCACAATTTTAATACGGCTACTGCCATCGTGCGACTTGATGATAACTAGTTGCTGAGCAATACCTTCTTTCATATCGTCCACGTGGCTGATGACACCGACCATGCGATTTTCACCGATTTGTTCTAGGACAGAGATAGCCTTAGTGAGGGCTTCCTTATCAAGTGAACCGAAACCTTCGTCGATGAAGAGTGCTTCAACAACGGCACCCTTGCTGGTATTTTGGACAACTTCTGAGAGGGATAGGGCAATGGCCAGTGCAGCGATAAAGGTTTCACCACCAGACAAGGATTTAACGGAGCGTTCACTACCTGTCAGCTGGTCATAGACGTTGATATCCAAACCGAAGTGATCACGCGCCCTGCGTCCTTCCTCACTTAGAACAAAGGAATAGCGGTTATCCGTTAATAGTCCGATGTAGTTAGCATTGGCATAGTCCAAGATTTGTTGGAAATACTGACGGATAACGTAGACCTCAAGATTAAGACGACCAGTTAGAGCAGTATTTTCTCCCTTAACCACCTTAACCAAATCACTGAGTTCTTGGTGGGCCTTAAAGGCCTCTTGGTTGCTGTCTTGAAGGGTTTTAGCCGCTTGGTAGGTAGCCGTCGCATCCTTAAGTCCCTTTTCCATGACAGAAAACTGAGCGAGCTGCCTATCATAGATTTCTTGACAATTCTGTACTGCTTGCGCTAGACTATCGAGATCTGGTTGTTCTTGATTTTGGAGAAGCTCTTGCCCCTTACGAATCTGCGCCTGTAATTCTTGTTTGAGCGTTGCATAGGTCGTTAATTTGGCCTGAAGCATAGGAATAGCTTGATTATTTACCTCAATAAGCCAGAGTTCGACCTGCTCTAAGTCATTGGCGAGGGCTCCTTCAGCCTTGAGACTTTGCTCTAATTCAGCAGATAATCGCTTAACATCTTGATTTACCTTATCTTTAGACTTAGTTATACTCTCAATCTGCCCCTTGATTCCTTTAATGTCGGCATGAAGTTGGTTGTAGGCTTCGCTATTTTCCTTGACTTGCTTATTGTAGAGGTTCAGCTCCTGATGAGCAAGGGAAATCCGTTCTTGATATACCTCAACAGACTCAAGTTCTGGATGAGCTTCCTGCAGGTCCTCTAGGCGTTCTTGAGCTTGGTCAAGCACTGCCTTGGCCTCTTGATAGGTTTTAGCCAAATCTGTCGCTTTTTTTTGAGCCTTACCTAGCTCATCTTGATATCGGATATAATCTGTCTCTTCCTTATCATAACGTTTTTGTAACTCTTGATAATACTGCTCAACCTTCAGGAGTAGGGCTTGCCCACGGTCAGTTTCATAGTCTATCGAAAAATCAAAATCAAACCGTCCCTTAACGTGCTCTTCTAATTCTTGATAGTGCTTTTCAAGAGTTGCCTTGACTTTAGCCACTTGGTCAAGCAAATCCTGACGTTTAGATGCAACTTCACTCAAGGTAGCCTGACGATTTGATAAAGTAGCGACTTGCTTTTCTTTTTGAGCTTGAAGCTTCTCCACCTGATCCATGAGATTTTTCAAGGCCACTTCATCAGCCTGTGCTCCACCAACATTAGGGTGTTCCAGAGCACCACAAACCATACAAGGATGCCCCTCCTCTAACTCTGCCTGCAGTTGGACAATAATGAGTTGACGGCGTGAAACCAAAGTCCTTCTTAACTCCTCTTCCAATTCTTTGAGAATTTCTTGAGCTTGATCAATATCAAAAGATAACGTTTGATGACGTTTTTCGGTCTTTGTCAACTCCTGATTCAAGTTCTCTATTTCTTTCAGGTCCTGAGCAAGTTGATTCTCCACACTGTAGCCCACAATCTGGAAGAGTTTTTCGGCCTCATGTAAACTATCTAAACTAAGACGATTAGCCTCCAAGTCAGACAAGGACTTGTTAAGCATCTCAACCTCTTTTCTAGCCTGCTGATAGGTCTCTTCCAACTGCTTGTAGTTAGTCGTTGAACGTTTGATTTTCTCCTGTTCTTGGGCAAGACTCTGGGCATAGATAATATTCTCTTTCCAAGTTTCAAGCTCCTCTTCTTTTTGAAGAAAATCCTTAGATTGAACTGTGAGTTCCTCTTTTTTAGCCTTAACATCCTCAAACGCCTGTTGCTTTTCACTTAAGGCTTCTTGAGCAATTTCAAGGTCCTGCTCTAATTGCATCAACTGTTTCCGATACTGCTTCAAGGTCCGAATGGTTTCCTGCAGACCTTGAGCAAACTGTAATTCCTCCAGATGCACTTTTGCCTCTGCCTGTCCTTGAGCCCCCTCCTCAATTTCCAGACGGTAACGTTCCTTGGCTTGCTCCAATTCTTGAAAAATCTTTGCCAAATCTTGGGCAGTTTGCAAGCTCTTCTGCAGTTGTGCCAAATCCTCGTGGGCAGCCTTCAAGATACTTTTTTGCTCTGTAAGACTTTCTTGACGCTGAGACAAAAACTCTTCAAGACGTGCCAATTTTTCAGAGGCTGGCGTTGACGCCAAGACAGCTAATTCTTCCTCCGACCAAACCTGACTGGCAAAGTGGCTATCTAGCTGAGCCTGACGCTTATCCATATCCTTATTGCTCTGACGAAGACGCTCTTCCAAACTCTTTTGAAAACGGTCAAAGATACCTGTCCCAAAGATTTTCTTTAAAATTTGAGTCTTAGTCTTGGAATCTTCCTTCAAAAAACGACTAAAATCATTTTGCGGTAAGAGGATAATCTGTTTGAACTGCTCAGCATTGAGCCCCAAAATCTGCTCAATCTGGTCACTCACTTCCTTGATCTTATCCCCAAGCTTTTCAATTTCCTGACCACCAATCTTATCCACAATGACTAGAGAAGCCGTCGCCTTTTGCATGGTAGTGCCCCCACCCTGCTTGGCCCTCTCTTGCTGGAGAACTCGGTCAATGCGATAAAGGTGATTGCCTTGTTGGAAATAGAAAGTCACCTTGGTCAAATCATCCTCTGGACCAGCGAAAGTTGACCGCATCTCCTCAACATTACGATCACCACTGGTCGTAGCAAACAAGGCTACCGTCATGGCATCAAAGAGAGTACTCTTACCAGCCCCTGTGTCCCCTCCAATCAAAAAGAGGGGAGCATGGTCAAACTGAGTGAAATTAATAACTTCCTTACGATATGGTCCAAAATTGGTCAATTCTAACTGGACTGGTCTCATTGTCGACTCCTCTCAATCTCCT